AAGTATTAGAAGCAGCAGGTATTAAAGTAGAAAAAGGGAATAGCGATGTTAAAATAAGTTATGAACAGATAACAGGTGCACTACAAAAAGCACACGAAGCAGGTGGTATATACTATAATGGACTAGAAAACATGGCTGGTAATACCAGCGTTCAGGTTAGCAATTTAGGAGACATGATGTTTCAGCTCAAAAACCAAATGTTCCAAGACCTTAAACCTGCTATTACAGCAATTATACAAGGGTTGGGGAATTTAATTAAATGGTTGAGAGATGCTTGGGATTGGTTAGTTAAACATAAAGATATAATAAAATCATTAGCTATTGGAATAGGAGTAGGGACAGCTGCTTTAATATTATATAGAACATGGGTTATATTAACAACATCATCTACTGCTCTAGGTACTATAGCACAAATAGCACTTGGAAGAGCGTATGATGTCACTACAAAATCTACAGGATTAGTAACAGCAGCACAAGTTGGATTTAATGCAGTACTTAAAGCTAATCCTATTGGCGCAGTCATTACTCTTGTAATGGGTCTTGTAACAGCTATTGACTATTTGTATGAAAAATATGAGAAGTTTAGAAATTTTGCTGATGGATTAATTGATGGAGTTAGAGGAGATATAGGGTCTATGACGGGGAATATGGCGATGATGTTTATGGATAGAGAAGCCCCAGAGGCATCTTTTGAACAAAGAAGGGCAGCAGAAAAAGTTATACCTGGAATGAGGTCTATGTTTGATGACCCTACAAAAGATTTAGATTCTTTTTCTATGAAATTGGGTAATGTTAAAAAGAAAGCCTCATCTATTATTAATACTGGAAAAAATGAAGATAGAAAAAAAGACGTTTCCGCAAAAGGAGCGGTAGGAAATAGATCAGTAACCATTAATATAAAGATGGAGAATTTGGTTAAGGAGTTTAAGGTTATTACAACCAATATAAAAGAATCACCAGAAAAAATATTAGAACTATTAAAACCTGCTTTTACAAGTGTTATTAACGATTCTCAAATAATAGGCAATAGATGAGCATAATACCAAATATAATAAGAGAATACAACACCTTTGGTATACGAATATTAGATTATAGGTATCCAAAATCTGTAGTACAAAGAGGTTATGAGCCTGGAGACCCTGCCATTGCTTATTCAGCATTAGGTAACCCTATTTTAGATAGAGTTACCCTTATGGGTGGCAGTTATACGGATATGCAAACTAATAGAGAAGTTAAATTTGAAAGCATTATTATTGATACTGTTTTAATTACTGTAAACATTATATCAAAAGTTATAAAAACAGAAATACAGGGTAGAGATGGAACAGTTAAAGAATACATAGGGCAGGATGATGCACAGATAGCCATAAATGGAATAGTAACTGCTAAAAATGGTTCTTATCCAAGAGACATTGTATCAAAAATAAACAATTGGATAAAAGCTCCGGTTACAAAAGGGATAGTAAGCAACTATTTACAAAACCTAGGTATAACAGATGTAGTAGTAATGGATGCCAGTTTTGGACAAGAAGAAGGAAGTTACAGTCAAGAAAAATTTACTATAAACTGTGTATCGGATGCACCAGTAGAACTAAAAATATCAAACAGTGCTGTATAGATGTGTAACAAAAATAAGCATACAACAAATAACAACCTCTTACACTGGCAAAAAGAGGGATAAGTTATTACTATTTGATTTCGTAAGCTCTTTTACAGCAAAAAATAATTGGGAAGACTTAACCAATAAGGCAACTATAGTGTTACCTAAAAACATATCTATAAGGGATAAAGATGGGAAATTATTCCCATTAGGTGGTGTAAACCAAAGCATAGGAGGTTTTGATAAAGAAACCCCATTATTTTTAAGAGGAGATGCAGTTACTATAACTTTTGGATACATATATCCAGACAAACTAGGAAACGACTTTTTAGATTTACCCAAACAACCAATATTTACAGGGTATATTTCTAAAGTAATAAGCAAAAAGCCTATAGAACTAGAGTGTGAAGATAATATGTGGAAGCTAAAACAATTGCCAGCAGAAGGAGGTGAAAATGGGTTATTTAGAGCATCTAAATACATTTGGGAAGATGTATTAAGAGAATTAATGAAAACAACTGCATTTACCGTAAACGCATTAACGAAAACAAACATAGGAGATTTTAGGTTAGAAAGCTACGAAACAGTTGCACAGGTCATTGAAAGGGTTAGAAAAGACTATCATTTAGAGGCTTATTTCAGAGGCAATGAATTAAGAACTGGAAGTAAAGTGTACATAGACTCGGAATCAGTAGAAAGCACCTTTAAATTTCAGCAAAACATTATTTCAGACGAGTTAGAATATAGTAGAAAAGATGATGTAGTGCTGAGCGCTATTTGCTATTCCGTAAACAAATTTGAATTAACTGAAACAACGAAAAGAGGAAGAAAAAAAACAACCAGCAAGAGATTAGAAATACTAGTATATACAGACAGAAAAGGAACGTTTAAGTATGTTGAAAAGACAAGTAGTAAAAGTTTTCCAGAAAATGTACAAGGAGAAAGAAGAACGTTTTATTTTAACAATGTTAAAAGCGTAACAGATCTTTTTGAAAAAGGTGTAGACCAGCTAAAAAAATATTACTACACAGGGTTTAAAGGGAAGTTTACCACATTTGGCATACCGTTTATAAAATTGGGAGATAATGTAAACATACTAGATGATAAACTACCAGAAAGAAATGGAAGATACAAAGTAAAAGGAGTTGAGTATAAGGGTGGTATAGATGGGCATAGGCAAATTATAGAATTAGATTATTTAATATTTCAATTAGATGCAAAAGGTAAAATCGTTCCATCTGCACAAGCTAGTGGAGGATAAAAAATATGAGTAACAGAACAATTATAACAGCCGTACAAAAAATGGCAGGGACGTTTTTAAAAGATAACGTTTTATATGCGTATGGTACGGTAGATTCTGTTGATATGAATAATGAAACCTGTGAAGTGTTAATTAACACAGGGGAAAAACAAAGCCTAATACCAAATGTAAAGTTACAAGCTGGAATTGGGGATGGACTATTATTAATACCAAAGCAAGGGAGCGAAGTTATTGTTTGTTATTCAAGTAAAGATTACGTACCACCATATATTGTACTTACTAGTGATATTGAATTTGTGTATTTAGTAGCATCAGATACTATAACACTTAACGACGGTGCTTATGGTGGATTAGTAAAGGTTATCGACTTAGTTACAAAACTAAACAATTTAGAAAAAGATATAAACAAACTAAAGCAGTCTTTTGCTGCATGGACGCCTGTGCCTAATGATGGGGGTGCTGCATTAAAAACATCTCTTAGTGCAACATATCCAACTACCCCACTGGCCGTAACGGTAAAGGCGGATATTGAAAACCCAAAAATAATACATGGAACTTAGGTACGATATAGCTTTAAAAAATAATGATCTCTTTTTAAGAGATGGAGACTTTGTAATTGCACAAAGCGACCAACAACATATTATAGATACTACAGCGGCATTCCCTGGATGGTGGAAACAAAACCCATTAGATGGAGTAGGAATATTAAACTACGATCAATCACAAGCCATACTTCCAGAGATAAGCAGAAAAATACGTATAGAATTACAATCGGATGGATATGTTGTAAACAACCCTATTGTAACCATAGAAAATGGACTTTTAACAGTAGACCCTAACATACAAATACCATGAGCATATTTTACGCAGTAGATGGATCAACTTTATTTGATGTATGCTTAAACACATACGGTTCATTAGATTTTTTTTATAAACTATTGATAGATAACAACATACCTAATGCAAACTATACCCCCAAAACAGGGCAAGTTTTTAATTATGATGAAACATTAATAGTAGATGAGCAAACCAATAGAACAACGACTTTAAGAGGTATAAAATATGCTACAGCTATAAACAACAATACAGGCTTATATTATAAAACAGAAGAAGGTCTTCCCAAAAAATAAAAAACAAAAAAAAGAAAAATATGGAAAATTTTGAAACAAAAATTATTATCAAGATTAAAAATAATAAAGAAGAAAATGAAAAATTATTAAATTTAATTGATGATTTAAAAAGTAAGTATCCTGAATTAGACATTAATTTTGATTCCACAAAAAATACATTAGAGTTAAATAGCGACCCAGATGGTCCAAGAACAGATAAACCATAATTATTATGAATAAAAAAACAATACTTCCATTATTATTGATTTTATCTATTCCATTAGGTGAATCATACAATTTTTTTCATGTGCCATACGTTAATCTAAAAAGTTTTTTTTTACTTGATAGAAGTTTAAAACAAGATTTAGAATGGTATGTAAAAGACACTTCAGAAGGGTTGATATGGATAATATTTTTATTTGTATGGTATAGAAGAGAAAAAATAAGAAAAAATAAATTTTGGAGCTGGCTTATATTATTATTTCTATTATTTAGAATAGTTGATTTATTAGTATACTGGCTTAATCATAGACATGCTGGTATAATTTATGGGGCATGTTATTTAACAATTATAATATATGCAGGAATTAACACTCTCAAAGAGTATAAAAAAAACAGAAAAAAATAATTATCATCCTATGACAAAGAATGTTCAATGGTGGCATCTTTTTTTATCTTTTATTGGTACCGTTATTGCTATATGGGGATTTTATTATATGGCAACAAAAAGAATAGAAGAAAAAGCAGAAGAAAAAGCAAGAGTCTTTGAAAATCATGAGCAAAGAATAAAATTTTTAGAAGAACAATCTTTAGAATATAAAGAAGATGGTAAACAAATGAAAGATGACATAAGACAAATTCTTATTTTATTACAAAACAAACAAGATAGAAAATGAAACAAACAACCCTATTTACTTTAAAAATAAGAGATTATGCTTATGCTTTTTTATTAGCATTTTTTACAACAGCTATTACCAGTTTAATAACTATACTAGATGCTGGCACTTTACCTAATAAAGAACAACTATTACTTGCTTCAAAAGCAGGTTTGATTACAGCTATATCCTATCTAATAAAAAATATATTTTCTAACTCAAAAGGACAATTTGCAAAAAAAGAACCTAATGAATCGATTACTAGTAATGGCTTTTATGCTAATAACGGCGTGCAGCCCACAAAAAAAAATTGAACGATCAAAACAAATTGTATTAACCAATAAACCTGCATTTGACAGTGTTGGAATGGTTTGGTCACAATTACATCCATGTGTAAGTGATACAGTTATG